CGACAGACGCAGAGTTTAAAACATACGCTAACCTTAGAAACTTCGATGTACCTGCTACTCAGCCGGATAGAGAGTCGCTACTGGTGCAGGCTATGGACTACCTGTTCAGCAAAGAAAGCGGCATGAAAGGCTGTCGGGTTAGCGTCGATCAAGAGCTAATGTATCCACGGGCAGGCGTATGCGCTAACGGGTTTAATATCGCATCTGATGCAATCCCTACAAGCCTAAAGAACGCCCAAATGGAGCTGGCTATACAATCCAATGAGTCGGCTATATTGATAAGTGGTACTACTCAAAACTTAGCCTCGTTTACTGTTCCAGAGGTGTACGCAGAAACATACTTTAGCGGTGGCAACTGGGAGCAGGTGAGAACCGATAGGGCTGACGCTTACTTGAACCCGCTACTTTCTAATAACGGATCAAGTAATATTATGACTAGGGTTTAGCGGCGAAATAGACGCCCACAGTTATAGGTAGTGAGATAGGGGCGATCGCAAAACATATGACGCCTCCTATCTTTGCATTTTGAGCTAAATTTCCCCAGCGAACCAGCAGAGCTCCTGCATAACATGAGTAAGAACAGGCTATATAAAGCATTAATATGTTAACTATCATTCCTCATCCGTCCGTAAATCATCTGACAGCTTAGCGATAACCGCCAAAGCTGCTTTCCTATCTGCTAGTTTGCACTCGTAGTGGCTACTATCCAACTCGATTCGAAGCTCGCCATTATCGCCCGTAGATATAACCTCAACTTTACTTAGAAATATTAAGTCGCCTTCTATCATCAAATGCTTATACATTGTTTTTATCCTCCAATGTTTTATCTTGCCATTCGTCGTATTCAATTCGCATCTCTTCTGGCATATCAAGATAGAATTTATTGCATATATCAACTAACTCTTTAACTGCATCTAGTTCCGTGCATTTAACGGTTATTATTGATTCAACCATTGTTTTTATCCTCCACGTTATACCGAGCCTTTAACAGTTCCAATATCTCCCGCTGAATATCTACCCGCTTGTTTATCTTGAAGTACCAGCAGATCACCTCACGAACAAGCAGGAAGAAAAATACGGTAACTAATACGAAGATCACTATTATTTCTGGGGTGCTCATTGTTTAGTCTCCAATTCGTTAATGTGGGCCACAATCATCTTATTCTGCCGAGAATCGTTATGTTCATGCGCTCGATACCAGCGCAAAGAAAATCCTATTGACTCGCAAAACTCTTGCAGCGTGTAACCCTTGTTTCTAATCTGTCGTGTCAGTTTGTTCATTTACTCCCCCTGTTAATATTCACTAGGTCTTTATATCCCACTATCGACATACCTATAACACTGAACCCTGAAGTGTCACCAAACACATCGCTAGCTTCCAGAAGCGATCTCCTATAGAACGCCTTGCCGTATGTTTTGCACCACACCTTGCGCTTATTATTTCTAACTTGCTTGTTCATTCACTTTCCCCTGTTAATTGCATTGTTAGCACTACTCTAGTACACCTTTTGCACTATTGCTAGTAATATTTAATTATTTGTCGTTTAAGTGGTACAATTGCACAAAATCACAGGGGCGAATAATGACGACTTTAACCACTGAAATTAAGTTTTTGGATCTTGATATCATGCAGACTCTGTTTGAGCTACTGGCTGATAACCAAGATTGTATTGAAGATCCTCTAAAATCAAAGCTTCAGGAGTTTATTGATTCCGAGGATAAGGGGTGGGTTAGCTGGTCTGATATTGCACCGGAATTCATATCCAATGAATCTTGTCTGGTTATGCTTAATGGCGAGGATGTCAGCAACGTGACAGGATATAATAAGATATTAAGAAAGGTTAAGGTGGTTTCTGTTGTTAACGACAGAAACTTAGTTGAGGTTATAAAGGCTGATTCGTTTTCAATAAATAATGTCGGGTTCGCTAATTTTGTGGAGTGGTCATGAGCGCAGCAAGCATACGGGCTAAGATAGACGCAGGACTAGCCAAGGTTAAGATTAAAACGGGATCGGCTGACTCTTTGCCAGTTTACCGGGTACGCACTACGCAGACCGGTACTCCGCTTGCCCCATCCACTAGCGAGACAATCACTCTATTAATTGACGCATCTTTCAAGTCATATGATAAGGGCTTGGTCGACGTCAACATACAGACTGGTGATAGGGAGCTTGTGAGCAACTACGTAAACGAAATTATACAGAACGATGTCATTAGGCAGGGTTCAATTAACTGGATTGTCATAAGCGTCAATAAAGTAGCCCCAGCGTCTGAGCCTTTGGTTTATCTGTCACAATGCAGGCAGCAGTAATGCCATTGCAGGGCGATAAGAAGCTAAAGAAAGCTACCCTAAAAGTATTCAGAGGTGCCAATAATGACATCAGAAGCATATATTTTGCTGGGCTATCTAGCGTGATAAAGGGGACGCCCGTTGATAAGGGCAGGGCGCGAAACAACTGGTTCCTAAGTGTTGGTGCTTCATCAAATGATATCACAACCAGTGAATCGGTTAATGGTGATGCGTCACAAGCACAGCTAAATCATATGCCAAAAAACGTACTCAATAAGAAGGTGTATTTTACTAACAATTTACCCTACATACGTACGCTTGAGTATGGTGGCTATCCTGATCCGGTTAAGAAAGGTACATACAACAAAAAAACAAAGGCTTATGAAATACGCTCAATCAGTGGGTTCAGTAAGCAGGTAGCGCCTAGAGGGTGGGTTAGAGTGAGAATTATAGCAATGCGTAAAAAAATAAGGGCGTTATAATGAGTTATCTGGATACTAAGCAGGCGCTTATACAGAAGTTGAGCGGGGTAGTTATAACCGGCATAACTGCTGATGACATTTCATATGAAAACAGCGGCTTCGATCCTACTGGTAAGGCTCAGTTTTTGGCGGCTTATTTCATCCCGGCAACGTCTGACATTATGGGTAAAACCAGCACTTCAGGTGATGAGCAGCGGGGCATATTCCAAATCACAGTATTTGTCAGGCTTAATAGTGGCGTATATGCCAACCAGCAATTGCAAATCGTAGATGATATTTTAAGCGGCTTTGTTTATAACTCCACGGACGTGTATAATGGCCAAACTGTACAAATTTTAGAGTCTACGGTTAACGGAGGCTCAGAAAACGAAGCGTGGTTTAAGCGCGACGTATCAATTAATTATTTAACATTTAGTGAGAGGGTTTGATCATGGCTGGCGAAGTTAATGCAACTAACGTAATTATAGAAAACGGCACAGGCGAAATTGTGGGGCAAATGGAAATGACCATGACTTACAACGGAACGCCCATTGATATCAGCAACAAGTCATACAATGATTTTGTAACGCTGTTAGACGGCGAGCTTGCCGGTCGTCAATTGCAATTGTCTGGAACAATCGTATACAACGACGACGTACAATATCGCAAAGTTCGTGCTGATTCTTTGATAGGTACTCAAGACACATACACAATTACGTATACATCCGATGCAACAACCGACGAAGCATTCAGCGCATTGATGGTGCCGAACGGGTTAAGTGATGCATTGCCGCACGGCGACAAGGTGTCCACTACGATCACTTTCTTATCGTCTGGCGTTGTTACGCATACACCTGCAGCATAATGATTAAGTTATGCTATAAAGAATACCCGTTTAAGATGAATTTAAAAGCCTGCAAGGTTTTCTTTGACCAAACAGGCTTGGACTTGCAAACGGTGTTCATGAAATACATTGTGGCTTGCACTGACAATAGGGAGCTGCCGTTAATGGGTCGCGTTGTCTCTTTTAGCGAGATATACAGTCGAGACATTGCCACAAAGGCTCTGCATGCTGTAATAAGTCAAGAGTCTGATAGCGTTTCATTGGCTGAGCTTGAAGACGCAACATACCGAGTAGGCTGGGCGCAAAGCACTAGAGATGACGATATAAGCGAGCCGTGGCCTTTTGTTATGCTTGATGCAGCCTTGCAAATAAACGCTTACTTTGCAGGCGGTGCTGAGGCAAAAAAGACGGATACCTCGGAAGATTCGGATCAGAAGTAAAACACAGCGGGTTTGATTACTGGTTTTGGTGGCGACACTGTGTAAACGACTTAAAGATCCAGCCTACCGAGGCGTGGAAGTTAGATTTTGTAGAAATACGTAATCTAATAAACCTTAAGAGCCAACCGATTGACACATCAATCATGCTCAATTTTGAACGCATTAAAAACGGGGCTTCTAAAAAATGGCTACAGAACCACTAATCATTGAGCTTGATGCCAAGACCGATAAAGCCAACGCTAAAATTAAAGAGACAACAACGAGCGTAAACAAGCTCGATACAGCTGTGGAAGAGCTGGACAAAGATCTAGAGCGGGTCGGCTCGCAAGCTGCAAAGGCTGGGCCGAAGATGAGCGGCCTAGGCCATAAGGCCGGTCAGCTGGGCTTCCAACTACAAGACGTCGCGGTGCAAGCGCAATCAGGAACATCGGCATT